CAATATAAAGCTCCACTACTTCTTGCAGCGCTTATAATAATATCTTTTTCTTCTTTAGAAAGTTGATAAGGTTTTGTATCAGCACCTAAATGAACATTATTTCTAAAATCATTTTCATTTTTTCTTATTCTTTGAGCTGCTCCTATAATATTACCACCCACTACGAGCGATCGTACGTCTGAATCTATTTTAAAATATTCTTGTATCAGTATTTGTGCATCAAATTTCCAAAGAGATTCAGCAACAGAAACTAAAGAAGCCATATCATTTACTATTGATACTCCTACGCCTTGAGTTCCAGTTAAAGTTTTTATAACAACTGGAAACTTACCACCAATTCTTTGATGAGCATCTTCAATTGATTTTTTATTTGATAAAATAGAAGATCTTGGACTTGGAATATTATTTCTTTCAAGCATAATAACATTTGACATTTTATTATCACATGATAGCATTGCTTCTAAATCATTAATCAAAAAGAATCCTATCATTTGTAATGATGATACAATAGCTTGAGCAGCTAATGTTTGAATTGCTCCAGCTCTTACAAAAATCATTGAGTTACGAGTTTCTATTTCTACTGAATTATCTTCGCCATCAGCATTTTGAATTGTAACTTTACCAATCTCTACATCTTTTTGAGATATCCAAGCTTCATCAACATGAACTAAATCAAATTTTATATTCTTTTTCTTTGAAACCTTTTCAGCCAAATCAGCAAAGGTTCCTTCTTCACCACCTTTACCTAATACAACAACATGCAAATCTTGCTGCTCTATTGGCTCTTCAAATTTTTCTGTAAAATATTCGTTAAAATTTTGCATTTCCTGTCCACTCTTGTTCGAACCAAATGTTTCCATCAGGGTCTTTAGTATATTTATCCTTTTCGTAGTTCCCACTCTCTACGTATCCAAATGGTAACATATCGTCTTGAATTGCCTTTAATCTTTCTTTATATAACATATCTTTCATATCAATATTAGTTAAAGATTGAAATACATCAGTTGATGTAAACCATGCAAATAAAACTAAGTTCATCATTAAGTCATCATGATTTGGAGCAATAGCCATATAACTATTTCCTCTACTTACAAAAGTGCTCATTTCAATAATTGTTTGAGCATCATTTATTTTAAGCTTACCTTGTTCAATTAAATCTTTAATTGATGAACAACCAATACGTTTTACTCTTCTTGTCATTGTAGCACCAAGAGCATTTGCTTTAATGCTTGATTCTACAAACATATTCTCATATTCTAAATCATAATATAAACCATTACAAACAACAGCACCTTGATCATTACTTTCTATAACAACATAAGCTTTATTATATAAATTAGCATATTTGTATATAATATCTGGTAATAACATTGGAGATATATTATTATCTCTAAAAATCGCAACCTGTTCAAATGGTTGAGTTGTAACGTCGATAATTGTAAATGTGCTATAGTCTTGATTTCTTCCTTTTGAAACGTCTACACACATTACATATTCATGTTCTTTTCTTGGTTGATGATATATAAAAACATTCTCTTTTATAAACTCAGGTTCAATACTCTGTTGTGCTAATAAATGATTTGCTCCTATAAGTGTATTACCTCTTCCATGAAAAGTATTACCAAACTCTTGTTCAAACTGTAATTCAGAAGTATTGTTTATTGTTTCTTGTTTCCACTTTTCATCTCTTCCTGGAACATCCCACCAATCTACTCTAAAAGGTTTAAATTCATTTGTCTTTTGTACAGCACCTTCCCATAGTTTATGATATACATTACCAATACCATTGGCAGTAGATGTAATTACAATCTGTGTATCTTTACCAGCAGATACTACAGGATACGTTGAGGTATAAAACTGTGCATCATTTTCTACAAATGCAAACTCATCTAAGAACAATAAGTTAATAGATAAACCACGAATAGAACTACCACTTGTAGCAGCTGCTATTATTTTAGAATTATTACTAAACTCGATACTTCCTTTATTTAAAGCCTTACAACCTGGCTGTAAAAAGAATGGTAAATTTTCTAAAGCCAATGTTATTCTTGCTAACATCTCTCTTGCAACAGCACCTTTATTTGCTAATATTGCAATTGTTTTTTCAGGATGAAAACACGCATACCATAAAAGATATACAACCGATGAAATTGATTTACCACTTTGTCGACAAGCAAGAACAATAGAAAATCTATTATCTTTAAAATGCTTAAACATTTCTTCTTGATATGGATAAAGATTAAATGGTACTAATCCCTCATCAAGCGAAATAATTTTTACATAATTCACAGCAAAATACGCAGGATCTTGCATGCATTTTTGATATTCTTGAATTTCTTCTCTTGAAAAAGAGGTTTCGACTCCGTCTCTTTTTACATTTGGATTACCTAGGTAACCAAACTCATTATTCTTTAACGTCGCCATCGATCACATTATCTTTATTTAATAACATTCTTTGTAGATCAGTTGTGCTTCCTACAAACATATTATTATTCGTCACGGTTTTCGCTTCTTCACGTTCTTCTTTTGTTAAATCTTTTTTCTGTTTTTGCAGATCCATAAGATTCTTTGTGACATCGCTTATATTTTTAATTGTTTGTGAAAGAACTTCAAATGCTCTTGGATGTTCTGATTCGATTGCTAATTCAGATAATACATCCATTGATCTTGTACCATTATAGATTAAGTCTTTATATGTCTTACGAGAAAACTCATAATCATCTTTGATATCTTTATCTATTTTAAGAGGTCTATTTTTTTCTACAGTAGGTAGATTTTTCTCTAAACTTGCTGTCATTTTTTCTCGCTTGTCCATTATTCAGTACCATCCTGTGTAATTGTTGTTGTAACTGTATAGTCATCTGCATCATCGCTTACGCCAACAGTAAAGTCCATTTCCTCAAATAAAGCAGTTGTAACATCTTTATCATGGAAGTCAAGATTAACTTCACGTATAATTGCTTGATCGGCTGTTGGTCCAAAGAACTTCATCTTCATTGTAAAATCTAATTGATAAATAAGTACTCTTCTTTCTGTAAACTCTCCTTCATATTGATCATCTATTTGCACACCACCAAGTATTACAGAAACATCTTGTTTATAAGCAAATCCATCAACAGGAGTAATTGTAACATTATATTCTGGTTGAAAGTATGGTAATATTTGTTCAACAATCTGTAGTCCATCATCTTGATTCTTTACCATAATATATAATGACATACCAATATCATATGATGTATGATGCTTTATTGTTTTCTTTTTACCAACATCGGAGGCATGTGTCTCAACAATCTTATTCATCTTATTAAGCTTTTGAGTAGTATCTAAAGAAAGACCTGTAATCTCAAAAGCCATTCTTGGTAATTTAATAGCCATGCCCGCATCAAAACCAGTCTCTTGATCTAATCTTGCTAAGAATTTTTGTTTAGGTCCATAAGCTAATGGAACTCTTACCTGATTTAAAACACTTCCATCAGTTGCTTTTCGTATGACTTTTAAATTATTAAACAGTGTACCAAATACGGCCACTGATTTTCTCATTGTTGCGTGATAAAAATGATCTCCAAACATTAGTATGTCTCCGATGGATCACCAAATGGATTTGACTCACTAAAGTCAATAAATCCATCAGCATCTAATTCAAAATCAATATTTTGAGCAGCTTCATCTGTTGCCCATGCTTGACCTGTGGTATCTGTTAAATCACTATATATCGTAGCAATAGTACCAGTATATCCAGATGTTAATCCTGTTATTGTACCACCAACGGTAAAGTCTTTTGCTGTGGTAGTACCAGAGGCACCAATATTTGATACGAATATTTTACTTAATATATCTGATGTTTTAGTTCTCTGTTGAACCTCACCAAATACTTTAACTGCAGGAGTATCACCATCAGCAGCCACAAGAACTTGTTCAATTGTTTCTCCTACCTCAAAATGATTACCACCTGTAATTGTAATATCCATAGGAAGTTGATAAGCAACTTTTGCTGTTGCATCGTCTACAGCTGTAATACCTGTATCAAAGTCTTCATCGTTATATTCAAACAATGAGCATTGCATTCTATATACAGGTAAGTTAGAGAGCTGATAAAACGGTGAATCATCTTCTACATATGATATTTCAAAGAATGAGTTTGTCATTGGTAAGAAGATTAAATCGCCTTCTTGTGGTCTTGGATCTACTGTATTATCATCAAAGACACCTACTCGTGTTTCCCATCTTCTTTTTGATACAATAAATGTAGCGTCATCACGAATTTCTAATCCAAACTTAGAATATAAATCTCC